AAAAAATTTCTAATCGCATTAAACATTGTAATTTGGAGTTATGTTGGATATCAAGCTACAGCATTTGCTGCAGATGCCCCGGCAACTAAAAAAGTATGTATTGATGTACAAGGTAAAGACGGTAAGCCTGTTAAGAATAAAGACGGGTCTGTCAAGCAAGACTGTAAAACAGTTAAAGTACATAAAAAACACGAAGGCACAGCAGTTCCTGAAAAGAAAAAATAATTAGGTAACATACATCTTTATTAAATAAAAGGACTGCTTGACACAGTCCTTTTTTTATTATATAATACTATTATGGATTATTACTCTACATTAGGTTTACAACGAGGCGCCACAGACGCCGATATTAAAAAAGCATACAGAAGTATGGCTATGAAGCATCATCCTGATCGCGGTGGTGATGAAAAGAAATTTAAAGAAATTAGCCAAGCCTACGAGTTTTTAAGCGATCCACAAAAACGTCAAATGATAGATCAACGCGTTGATCCAAATAACCCAAATGCAGGTTTTGGACAGGGTGGCAATCCGTTTGAATTCCATTTTAACTCTGGAAACTTCAACGATATTTTTAACGGATTTGGGTTTGGATTTCAAAATCAACGGCCGCAACGGCGAAATAAAAGTCTTAACATAAATGTAGAAATTACATTGGAAGATGTGTTAACAGGCAAGGATTTAAATGCCGAGGTAAATCTTCCTGGTGGCAAACGTAAACTAGTAAACATTGCTATTCCAACAGGCATTGATCACGGCCAACAAATTAAATATAGTGATATGGGTGATGACAGTATTCCCGGGTTACCTCCTGGTGATTTAATTGTAAATGTATTTGTAAAATCACACCATACGTTTAGGCGTGAAGGCGATACATTAATTTTAGATAAAACTATTTCAGTATGGGATGCAATTTTAGGCACAGCAATTGATGTTAATACATTAGATAATAAAAGACTATCAGTCAATATTCCACCCGGCACACAATCAGAAACAGTGTTTAATTGTAGGCAAGAAGGATTACCAAATATTAGACACAAACATAGAGGAAATCTTTTAATTAGATTGAAAGTAGAAATTCCAAAGAATCTCAGCATATCACAATTACAAAAGATAGAACAACTTAAAAATACCTTGTAATTACTGTTGACTTATGTTAACAAAGACGTTAAAATTAATATACGAAATTAAGGAACCTAACTTAGTATGATTGAACCAAGCAAACATCTGCAAACCATTTTCGAACAGTCTATCGAAATTGCCAAACAACATAAACACGAATATATTACAATCGAGCATTTACTTTATAGTATTATGCTTGACGAAAATACATTTAAAAGTTTAGAACAGTTTGGCGCAGATTCAGAATTTATTAGAGATAATCTAGCTAACTATGTTACTAACAATCTCAACGATATCAAAACAGATGATCCCGAGGCACGACCAAAGAAAACGAATTCAGTTGAGCGTGTGCTTAATCGCTGCTTTAGTCAGGTGTTGTTTAGCGGAAGACAGAAAATTGAAATCTTAGATGTTGTCTTAAGCGTATTAAATGAAAAGAATTCTTTTGCGTTTTATTTCCTTAACAAAGGTGGTGTCACTAAAGAAAAATTCATTAATCACTATCACGAGTCATTAACTTCATCAGAAGAAGAACAACAAGCGAGCGAAATGCCATTAACTAATCCTGCACAAATTGACAAAATTATTAACCAGTTCTGTACGAATCTAAGCCTGTTGGCTAAACAACGTAAGATTGATCCTGTAATTGGCAGAGATGATGAACTAGAAAAAATTCAGCTTGTACTTGCTCGTCGCAGTAAGTCAAACGTACTTATGGTAGGCGATCCAGGTGTTGGTAAGACAGCTATTGCAGAAGGTCTCGCACGTAAGATATTTGAAAAGAAAGTACCTAAGTTTATTCAGGACCATCAAGTATACACACTTGACATTAGTTCATTGCTTGCAGGTTCTAAGTACCGTGGAGACTTTGAAGAACGTATCAAGGCAGTATTTGCTGCACTCGAAAAGAAAGGCAAGATCATTGTGTTTATCGATGAAGCACATATGATGCAAGGTGCTGGTGCTGCTAATAACAGCAGCAACGATATGGCAAATATGTTAAAACCTATATTAACCAAGGGCACAATTAAACTTATTGCATCTACTACTTGGGAAGAATATCGCAAACACTTTGAAAATGATCGTGCCCTGATGCGCAGATTCCAACGGGTCAACGTTGACGAACCTACAGCAGAGCTAACAATTAAAATTATCAAAGGTATTAAAAAATACTACGAGAAACATCATACTGTTAAAATTAGCGAAGCTGCTATCGAACAGGCAGTTAAGCTAAGTCAAAAATATATGCCGGATAAAAAATTGCCAGATAAGGCTATTGACATTATTGATTGTGCTGCTGCCCGTTATAAACTTAAAGACGATGTAGAAACAGAAGGTGTTGAACAAATTGTTGACATTGAGCAAATTACATACGAACTCAGTAAGATGATTAATATGCCGCTCGAAACTGTAGCTCAACGAGAAAGTAAAAATCTTTCAGACCTTGAGTCTAGTATGAAAGCATCTGTGTTTGGCCAAAACAATGCTGTTGATAATTTGCTAGATAAAATCTTTGTTAGCCAAGCAGGTCTTAAGGCTCCAAACAAACCAATTGGTTGTTTCTTGTTCTTAGGCCCAACTGGTTGTGGTAAAACAGAAACAGCAAAACAACTTAGCACAAAAATGGGTTTGCCGCTTGTGCGGTTTGATATGAGCGAATATCAAGAGAAACACAGTGTTGCAAAACTAATTGGTGCTCCACCGGGCTATGTTGGTTACGAAGATAATGCAGGTCAGCTAATTACCAAACTGCAAGAAACTCCTAACTGTATTCTATTGCTAGACGAAATTGAAAAAGCTCACCCAGATGTTAGCAATGTTATGTTACAATTTATGGATAATGGATTTGTAACAGGTTCAAATGGTAAAGTTGCAGATGGTCGTAATACTATCTTGGTTATGACTTCGAATCTAGGCGCACGGGACAACGAAAACAACACTATTGGATTCGGTGACTTAGATAAAGACGGAGAAGACGACAAAGCAATTAAGAAATTCTTTGCTCCTGAGTTCCGTAATCGACTAGATGCTGTAATTAAATTTAGCAAATTATCAGAAGCTACAGTTATGCAAATTGTTAAAAAGTTCTTAGATGATCTCAATCAACAAATTAAAGAGAAAAACATTGAGCTTATTGCAGAAGATAAAGCTATCACTTGGTTAGCTGAACACGGATACGATAAGAAGATGGGTGCTAGACCGTTGGCTCGATTAATTGATAATAAAATTAAATCTCCGCTAAGTCGTAGGATCTTGTTTGGTGATTTAAAAGACGGTGGTAAAGTTCATATCACTGTTAAAGACAACGAACTAGAGTTTGAAGTACTTGAAAAAGAAATTACCCTAACTAAAGAGCAACGTAAAGCTCTAAAGCGTGGTGAAGCTTTGCAAACAACCGAATGAGATGATAGCCGCTAAAGAGACTAAACGTAAATTTTACAACAAGTGGCTGTATAGAATTACAGTCCACTTGCCGGGCGCATCTATAATGCGTATGAAGTCTTTTGATCAAATTATTGAGTTACTTTCACAGCCACAAACTAGTAGCAGATATCTAACAAGTACTTACACTAGAGCGTATACCAATAAAGCAGTAATAGTTAAACTTATCAACTTACTATCAACTGAAGATCAACTAAATTGGGCAAAACGTATTGAAGCTCAAAGTGTTGACATTTATACAAATAGTGTCGAATTTTACAATAAGTTATCTATAGAATTAGAGGATGTTACTAGCAGTAGAAGCGAGCCTGATATTTCTAAGATTGATCTATTAGAAAACACTTCTTGTATTTTTGTAAAAAAATTGCCTCATAACAAATACAAATACAAAGTATTCTTATTACCGCATAAATTACATAACGATAAAGAAGCAAAAACACGATACTTAAATTGGATAGCATCTCAGGGAGATCGCATTCTAATATCGGATATTGTAAAAACTTGGTTCCTCACAACTTCGTGGAATTGGGATCGTAGGTACCTGCACGTTGAAGATTCTAACACCCTCCTAATGTTAAAACTTAGGAATTTGGAAGTAATTGGTAGCGTCTACGAATACATTTTAGACGATAAATAAGAGATGTCCACTGAAACTAACATTCTTTTATCAACTACAACAACACTAGGTTCCTTTACTAGTGATAAACTTCCAGGTGCAGGATACCACGGGTTCGATAACGGAATCCATACATTCTCTATAACTTTAAAAAGCTGGAGTGGTGAAATACGCTTACAGGGCACACTAGCCTTATATCCTAACGAAGATACTGACTGGGTCGATCTTAGAGATCTTTCGGAGACAACGATTGTATTAGGTGACGGATCTTCAGACTACGACGACACAACAATCGTTAATTCGTTAGGTAAATTTGTTTGGATCCGTGCTGTAGGCGCTGTTACAGCAGGCGAAATTACCGAAATCCGTTATAATTACTAACCTCCGCTAGTCGATAAATATAGTATGACCTTTTGGAATCGTACTATATGTTATTAAGAGAAATGTTTAGCCCTATTGGGGCACCTAACAGCGAACAAGATGAAATCGACTGGCTCGATGATTTAAAGTTCTTTATCGATAACGATACGAACGTATTATCCCACCATTTTTTCCCTGCTATTAAAAAGCATCACGATTATCATAATCACGCAGATGCTTACAAGTTTTATATTAGACCCTTAGAAAGATGTAAAGACATCTACTGTAATCAATTTAAAGTTGACAAACCAGAGGAAAAATTCCCTAAGGAACAGTTAATTGTGTTGGCAAAACGTATTGCTGACGAACAGAACAAGTTTATAGAGAAAGGCGATTATAATAAATGAGATTGTTTGAACTTTTCGAAGCTGAAGAAAAGCATATTACATTCTGCTTTGGTAGGATGAATCCCCCTACCATTGGTCACGGACAAGTATTTGAAACAATGGCTGGAGTAGGTGGCGACTACAATATATTTGTCAGTCAAAGTCAAGATAAAAAAGACAATCCCTTAGACTACGCAACTAAAATAAAATTTATTAAACTAATTCACGCTGAGTATGCAGAGCACGTTGTACAAGATTCTAACCTTAACACGGTTGTTAAGGTAGCAAGTTACCTATACGACAAGGGTTATAGACACGCAACATTTGTTGCAGGCAGCGATAGGCTATCACAGTTCCAAAAATTGCTTTCAGACTACAATGGTGTAGAAGGTAAAAGTCACGGATTTTATAAATTTGAAACCTTAGATTTTAAATCTAGTGGTGACCGAGAAGATGGTGCTGAGGGGGTGGCAGGAGTTAGTGCCAGCGGTGCTAGACTTGCAGCAGCTAACGGTGATATGGAAGGATTTATTAAAGCAACTGGTGCAGGTCAGTATGCTGAAGAATTATACAATGCTGTTCGTACAGGAATGAACATCAAAGAAGATGCTGCAGGTGTTGGCATTATTACAAAACAAAATACAACTGCCGATGTTGGTCCGGGAACTATACGCAAAAACTTAAAGGCATTTAATCTTGTAGGAAAGAAAAAGAAATGAAAGCAAAAGAATTTATACCAGCAAGTAAACCTAGAAACTTTGTAGCCAAGAATCAAAAGACTGCAGGTGCTGGCGCACACAAAGATAAAAAGAAAGCTGCCAAACAAGGCGACGTTAAACATAAGACTAAAGAAATAGCCGAAGTGTTTAATGGCGATAAAGAAACCGGAACTACACACAAGGGCGGAGTAGTTACAAAAACAGCACACGGTATTAAACATACAAAAACAAATTACGACGACGGAACTGGTGAAAAAGGAGCTAAAAGAACGGCAGATGGTAACAAGAGCAGATATCATCATACTCCAATTTTAGATAAAGACATCGACGAACGAGTAAGAGATCCGGAAGACTGGGACGAAGGCAATACTGAACCTCCAAACAACTTTGCTGTTTACATCAACGGCAAAAAATGGAAAGTATTTCAAGGTCGTGGAACATATGCTGACGACTATCGTGAAAAAACTCATTATCAACAACTTAGAGCTTGGGCTGATAAAAAATCTGCCGCTACTGGAAAAAAATGGACTGTGTCTCCTACCGGCGAACCAGCTACTGAATAATGGACGAACTTTCTCAACTTAAGAAGTTAGCTGGTATAAACGAATTCAAAGGCTACACAGCCTACGAAGGAAGTAATATTAGTGTTACTGGAATGACTAATCAAGAGTTGGAGCGCAAACACAACATTAAACCAGGAACCCCGGAATGGTTCCAATTATGGTTTAGTAAACCGTACTTAACAGGCGAAAAGAAAATAAGGGATGATAAATGGTTGAGATAACAGAATCAGCAAAATCAAAGATTATAGATTTGCTATTAGAAGAAAATAATCCCAAACTAGCATTACGTACATTTGTACAAGGTGGCGGATGTAGTGGCTTTAGCTATGGCTTTACCTTTGACGAAGAAAAGAACGAAGATGATTTTGAATTTCCTATCAACGAACAGTATAACGTATTTGTCGATGCAATGAGTATGCAATACCTACAAGGTGCTGTTATTGATTACAAAGAAGAGGCAATGGGCAGTCAGTTTGTGATTACCAATCCTAATGCACAATCAACTTGCGGATGTGGGAGTAGTTTTTCAGTATGAGAATTACAGAGATTATTTTAGAAGATTGGCAAAAAACCAATAAAAAAGATAAGACAGACGGAATGAGTTCTAAGGCTGTTAAAGCCTACCGCCGTGAAAATCCAGGTAGTAAATTAAAAACTGCCGTTACTACTAAACCCAGCAAATTAAAAGCAGGTAGCAAAGATGCCAAGCGTCGTAAATCATTTTGTGCTAGAATGAGTGGTAGTAAAGGTCCTATGAAAGATGAAAAAGGTCGTCCTACTCCTAAAGCAAAAGCACTAAGTCGTTGGAACTGCTAATATGAGAGCGCACGAGTTTGTTACTGAAAAAATAAAAGGCAAGGATGGAAAGGCCTGTTGGAAAGGCTATCGTTACAATGGTACTAAGAATGGCAAGGACAGTTGCGTAAAGGCTGAGGCTAGCGTACCTTTTGCAGGAGCAAAAGTTGGTCATAAAGAAGGTCCTGCTGGGCAATGGCGTAACAAAGGCCCTAAGGCAAACAAACCTGCTAAAGCAGGTGATCTAGTCGGTGGTGAGAGCATCAATACCGATGTTGAAGAAGGCTGGAAAGACTGGGTGGCAGGGGCTGCGATAGGTGCTGCTGCATTAGGTGCAAGCGGAGATGCAGAGGCTGCTAAAAAGAAACCTATAGATAAACCGTCAATACATCAGTCAGTTAAGAAACAAGATAGTAAACCAATTGCACCGCCTAAGGCCAGTGAAAAAGAATTATCAAAGTCTGTAACAGGAAACCCACACGAAGTCTATCTTAAAAAGGCCGCAGAGGGTGCAGGAATTGCAGGACACGAATTAGTTGCATTTTTATCACAGTGTGCCCACGAAACACTTGATTTTAAACATATGAAAGAGATTGGCGGTAGCTTAGATTTTCGCAAGTATGATCCCAAGTATGCTCCTAAGAAAGCAAAACAGTTAGGAAATAAACAAGTAGGCGATGGGGCAAAATACAAAGGTCGTGGTTACATTCAATTGACTGGGCGTGACAATTATAAAAAAGCAGGGGCTGCATTAGGCTTACCCTTAGAGGCTAAACCCGAGCTTGTCGAAAAACCAGAAGTTGCTGCTAAGGTTGCTGTATGGTATTGGAAGAATCGTGTAGCTCCAAAGGTTGATAGTTTTAAAGATAACAAAGCTGTAACTAAAACAATTAATCCTGGGTTGAAACACTTAGATCAGCGTCAGGAAAAACAAAAGAGCTTTCAGCTTGCAATGAAATAAATACTATATTATGAAAATACGTGAAATTTTTGAAGACGCTACCGCAGGCGGTACATCAGCAGGAGCAATTGCTACTGTTGTAAGCCCGCACATTGCTATTGGCAAGGATAAGGGCAAAAAGTCCTATACAGGTAGTCCCGGCAAAAGTGGAACAAAAGCACCAGCTGTGCCCAAAGCTACACAGGCAAAAAACACAGATGGAACCGCTAAAAACGCACTAGATATGGGTACAAGCATATTTGGCGGCGCTGCGGTGAAAAGATAAATACATTACGACCTTTAGGAACCAAGGAATTTAAAAATGGACTTCAAATCACTATTAAACAAAATCGACAGCGTACAGACTCGCCCAGAGACGCCAGCTGCTCCAGTATTGCCAAGCGCAGTACAACTTAACGAAGACGCTCAACTACGTGTTCTAAGCGGACGTACATCATACGTTGCAGAAGCTAAGAAGATGAAGGAAGAAGAAAAGAAAGAAAAAGAAGTGTCTGAAGAAATGAAAGTTGGAGATACAAAAAATATTTCTACAGGAACAGTTACTAAAACTAAAACAGGTATTGTTCATAAGAGTAGCAAAGCATACGGTGGTTCTGAAGAAAAGGCCGACGACAGTGACGACGAGCCAAAGAAGAAAAAAGCTAAAAAAGAATCTATTGATGCAGAAGCGTTCCGTGGTAAGTTTGCTAAAATGGTCGAAGCTAAAAAGAAAGGTGGTAAGCCAGACTTTTTAGATATGGATAAAGATGGTGACAAGAAAGAGCCAATGAAAAAGGCCGTTGCTGATAAAAAAGCAGGTCCTAAGAAAGGTGTAAATCCATTTGCAAAGAAAGACGAATCAGTTAAAGAAGCTGCTGTTAAAGAAATTTCCGATGAAACTAAAAAGTCATATGTTAAGAAAGCTTCAGCAGATGTAGGTAAAATGGCTACTGGCGAGAAAGACGGTGGCAAAATGATGAAGCGTATGAAAGGGATTGAGAAAGCTCAAGAGTCTGTTACACGTTCTAAGAAAGTTGTTGCTGAAAGTGTTGACCAAAAATTAACATTCAAGCAAATGATCAAACTTGTTCAAGAAAGTGGCGGTCAACAACAAATTGATGCAACAGACAAAGAATTGTTTGCCTGGGCTCAACGTGTTGCTACAGCTAAGTTCAACGAAGGTACTAAAGCAGAAGTGTACGCAGGGTTAGTATATGAGCGTATGGGTGGTGCTTTTGAAATGTACGATGTACTAAGCGAAGATCAAAAGTAATTCTTCCAAATTGGAAACAAAAGCCAGCAACTTAGTTGACTGGCTTTTTTGTTGGCTATATAATAGTTACATAGGAGAAATATTATGTCGACAAGAATGTACGGTCCGGAAGAAAAAGCCAAGCTCGAAAGATTAATTAACGAAGGTGGTAATGTACTTCGTGAAGTAGAAGATTTAAAAGAAGGCCTCAAAGAAACTGTTAAAGCAGTTGCAGAAGAATTACAAATCAAACCCAGTGTTATTAACAAAGCAATTTCTATTGCACACAAAGATAACTGGAAAGACCACGAACAAGAATGGAACGACATCGAAATGATTCTTGGTGTTACTAAGCGTCTGCCTGAATGATTGCCACAATATTTGGACCAACTATACAATGGATAAAAGATGACTGGCACAGTCATCCTTTACGTTTTTGCGTTGAGTTGCTCGCTTGGGCTGTTAGTATTGGTTGCTCAATCACAATGGCAGTCACCGTCCCTAATCCTCCTCTTATCATACTATATCCTATCTGGATTAGTGGCTGTGCTATGTATGCTTGGGCTGCGTACACTCGTCGTAGCTTTGGGATGTTGGCTAACTACATCCTGCTAACTACTATCGATACATTTGGTTTAATTAGAATGTTATTACAATGAAGAGACTGTTTACCTTTGGATGTAGTCATACACAATGGTCACACCCTACTTGGGCTGATTTCCTAGCTACAGGATATGATCACTTTGAAAATTGGGGGCTGCGAGGCTCAGGGAATCGTGCAACCATTGAACGCTTGTCCGAATTTCTAATGCAGAATAACATAACCAGTGATGATACAATTATTGTACAATGGACTGACTTTCATCGATTTGATGTTCACAATCCAACTAAACAGTGGCGTACAAGTTGGAACTGCCTTGGTCCTATACTAAGTGCTGAAGAAAATTTAAATTTTGTGAAGTATCACTGGTACGAAGGTAGCTATATCTATCACACATACAATTTTATCCACTTTGCAATTACTATGTTAAACAACTTGCCTTGCAAGTGGATTATGTTCAGTCGCAACGATTTAACCCGGGACCTTGATCGGTTTCAACAATTAAGGGTGTATAAACCTTTGTTCAACGATCCGCACTGGATTAGTCCTATGCGTGATTATTTAGATCGTACTAACTTCCAAGGCACACCATTAAATTTATACAGAGTCAAACGCAGTCTATGGGGTAGCGAAGGAAAAGAGTGTTTTACTAAGATCGACGATCATCCACCACCCGATGTACACGCTGCCTGGCTTAAAGAGTGTCTATTACCAAATCTTGATGTGACAATCGACGAATCCTTTATTAACAAAGTTGTTACCCGGTATCACGAAGTTAAATCTAACGAAATGGAAGAAGATGCCTTATTTAATTCTGTGGATTGGTTAGATGCAAAATGGCATCAATTTGATCATACAGTTAACGGACTATGATAAAAAAACGGCTGTTTACGTTTGGATGTAGCTTCACTGGTACTGAATTTTATCCCAGCTGGGCTCCTTTCCTAGGTTTAGAGTTTGATCACTTTGAGAACTGGGGAGTAACAGGAGTTGGCTGTAGGGCCATTGCTGAACGTGTAGCAGAGTGTCATAGTAAAAATAAATTTACCAAAGATGATGTAATTGTTGTACAATGGACTACGCATCTTCGGCACGATTATTATACATATGAAAAGAAAGGTTGGCGAACTGCTGGTAATATGTTTAACCTTTCAAATCGAGAAGTATTCACTGATAAATTCATTGAAGACTTTTTCTTTGAGCCAGCATACATAATGCACTGTCTTAATTTTATGGTGTTAGCACAATCATTGTTAAAATCAACAGGCTGTACTTGGTATATGACCAGCATCGGAGATTGGCCTAAACTGTGTACTGATATTTGGGAACCCGAAAAGAATGTAGACATACGCAACGATATACCTGAGTTTCAATGTTACTACGATAGCATTTGGAATGATCACGCCGATCATTGGCTTGAACCTATTGGTGTACACGCAAGTCGTAGTCCTGAATTGGACTGGTATTTCAAAGACGAAAACTGCAATGACGAATGGTACAAAGAAATGCACCCTAGTCCCCAACAAAACGTCAATTGGCTCAACGACTGTCTTCGACCAAAATTAAACTTAGGCGAACCGCCTGTTGAACAACAACAGTGGTTAGAGCAACTTACTCAAATGAAAGAAGACTCAAATCATTACTGTTTAGGTATACAAGATGCGTATCTTACAAAAAAAGAAAAATATTTTAACGGTTTTTGGCCGATAGAAAATCTTTGGCCATTGAAATATATCGGATTTTAAATAACTGTTGCTCTTAGGCAATAAATATTGTATAATAAGGTTCAGTCAGCCACAAATGACTAGAGAGGTATTTGTCAGCCATAAATGACATAGGAGAAAATATGAGTTATGTAGACGCTTTCTATAATAGAGAGCAAGATGTTATTCACATCGTAGAGCGAGATGACAAGGGCAAACGTCAGTACAAAGAATATCCTGCCAGACACCTGTTTTACTTTCCTGACCCAAAAGGTAAATTTTTATCAATCTTTGGGCAACCACTTAGTCGTGTAAGTTCTAAAAATGTCAAAGAACATCGCAAAGAACTTGCTATCCACAGTAATAAAAAACTATACGAAAGCGATATCAATCCCATCTATCGTTGTTTGGAAGATCATTACCTAAATCAAGATGCACCTAAACTAAACGTAGCTTGGTTTGACATTGAGGTAGACTTTGATCCAGAACGAGGCTATGCATCGCCAGAAGATGCATTTATGCCAATTACTGCTATTGCCGTTCACTTACAGTGGATGGACACAATGGTATGTTTAGCTATTCCGCCTAAAACATTGTCAATGGAAGAAGCAACTAAACAGGTTGCAGAATTTCCTAACACTATGCTGTTTGATAATGAAGCAGATATGTTAGATACATTCTTAACACTTATTGAAGACGCAGATGTCTTGTCAGGCTGGAACAGCGAAGGCTTTGATATTCCCTATACTGTTAACCGTGTTACTAAGGTTCTCAGTAAAGAAGATACACGACGGTTTTGTTTATGGAATCAATATCCTAAAAAGCGTGAATACGAAAAATACGGCAAGGCTGCTATTACATATGACTTAATTGGTCGTGTACACTTAGACAGTCTTGAATTATATCGCAAGTACACATATGAAGAACGTCACACTTATAGACTGGATGCCATTGGCGAAATGGAGATCGGTGAGAATAAAACTGTATACGAAGGCACACTTGATCAACTGTATAACAATGACTTCCGTAAGTTTATTGAATACAACAGACAAGACTGTATGCTGTTAGAAAAGTTAGACAAAAAACTAAAGTTCTTAGCTCTTGCCAACACACTGGCACACGAATGTACTGTATTGTTGCAGACCACAATGGGTGCTGTTGCTGTAACCGAGCAAGCTATTATTAATGAAGCTCACAAGCGTGGGTTTATTGTTCCTAATAGAGTATCTCGAGAAGAAGGTTTTAGTAATCAGGCAGCAGGTGCATATGTTGCATATCCTAAGAAAGGCATCCACGAGTGGATTGGCTCACTAGATATTAACTCTCTGTACCCAAGTGCCATTAGAGCACTTAATATGGGTCCTGAAACTATTGTTGGACAGTTGCGTCAAGATGGTACTAAAGACTTTATTGCCGCTGAGATAGCAAAAGGTAAATCATTTGCATCAGCGTGGGAAGGTATATTTGGTAGTTTAGAATATACTTCTGTTATAAATCGTGAAGTTGGACGAGAGATTGTTATAGACTGGGAAGATGGCGGCAACGATACGTTAAGTGCTGCTCAGGCATATGATTTGATCTTTGAAAGCAATCAACCTTGGATGCTAAGTGCTAACGGCACAATCTTTACTTATGAAAAAGAAGGTATCATTCCTGGATTGTTAAAACGTTGGTATGCTGAACGTAAGGAAATGCAGGCAAAATTAAAAGACTCTATCAAAGCAGGGAATAAAATTGAAGAAGAATATTGGGATAAACGACAGTTGGTTAAAAAGATTAACCTTAATAGCTTATACGGTGCTATTCTTAACCCTGGTTGTAGGTTCTTTGATAATCGTATTGGCCAATCCACTACTCTTACCGGCAGAGCAATTGCTCGTCATATGGCCGGCAAAGTAAATGAGATTGTTACAGGTGAAAACGATCACGTAGGTAAAGCTATTATCTACGGTGACACAGATTCTTGTTATTTTTCTGCGTATCCAACGCTGAAGAAAGACATTGATAAAGGCAATATTCCCTGGTCCAGGGAAAGTGTAGTCGAACTTTATGATACCATAGGAGAAACTGTTAATGGAACCTTCCCAAAATTTATGCAAGATGCTTTCCACTGTCCAAAAACCCGAGGCGAAGTCATTAAAGCAGGTCGCGAGATTGTTGCTTCCAAAGGATTATTCATCACCAAGAAGCGATACGCTGTTCTCTACTACGACAAAGAAGGCAAGCGAGCAGACATCGATGGCAAGCCAGGCAAGATCAAGGCTATGGGGCTCGACCTCAAGCGGTCAGATACCCCTGTTGTTATCCAAGACTTTTTAAGTGAAGTCTTAACTCGTGTGCTAAATGGGGCGGGAAAAGAAGATGTACTAGCATATATTACTAATTTCCGTACCGAATTCAAAACTCGTCCAGGTTGGGAGAAGGGTAGCCCTAAACGTGCAAACAATATTTCACAATACCGTGACAAGGAAAAGAAAGCTGGCAAGGCAAATATGCCTGGACACGTTCGAGCAAGTCTTAACTGGAACACTTTGAAGCGTATGATGGATGACAAATATTCTGTAGCTATCACAGACGGTGCAAAAGTTATTGTTTGCAAAATTAAAGATAACCCAATGGGCTTTACTAGTGTTGCTTACCCTGTGGACGAATTACGATTGCCTCAGTGGTTTAAAGATCTACCTTTTAACGATGCAGAAATGGAAAATGCTGTCATCGATGAAAAGTTAGGAAACTTGATCGGTGTTTTGGAATGGGACATCAGTTCAACTCGCAGTGATAATACATTCAACAAATTATTTGATTTTGAATAAAAAGTTCTTGACTTTTAATCTAGATCTAAATATAATCTTAATATACAAAGGAAATTACAAATGAAAAATATTCTTCAAGACATTGTGTCACATACTCAGAACCTAGGCTTTCTAACAACTGTTAAAGTTACTGGTACAGATAAAGGCACTACAATTAACTCAATGGCTGACGACCGTTCAGTTATTATGGAAGCCGAAACTGCTGCTCCGTACCCAGATATGTTAGGTGTCTTTGGTATGCCGCAACTTAACAAGTTAAAATATTTGTTAGACGGTAGTGAGTACAAAGAAGATGCTAAAATTTCTGTTACATTTGCAGAACGTGACGGTGAAACTATTCCAGTTGGTATTCACTTTGAAAATAAAGATGGTGACTTTAAGAACGACTATCGTTTTATGAACAGCCAAATTATTAACGAAAAGATGAAAACTGTTAAGTTTCGTGGTGTTAAGTGGGATGTGGAATTAGAGCCTAGCGTTGCCGCAGTACAACGTTTTAACTTCCAGGCAGGTGCGCACAACGAACACCCAACATTCCTTGCTAAAACAGATGGCGACAAATTAAAGTTTACGTTTGGTGATGCCAGCACACACGCAGGTGAGTTTATTTTTGCAATGGGTGTTACTGGAAAATTAGACCGCGGTTGGACTTGGCCAGTTAATCCAATCTTAAGTATCCTTAAGATTGCAGATGTTAACAACACAAAGATGTCGTTGAGTAACGAAGGTGCTATTCAAATTACTCTTGATAGCGGTCTTGCTACTTACAAATATATCATTCCTGCACAGGCGGCCTAAATATGATTAAGAACATTACTGCTTCCGGTCGTTATGTTCAAGTCACTGGAGGTAATGCCAGTACCTATGTGAACGGCTTTAGCGGAGCACAAGGTGTTGGTAATATGCGATATAACACTTCCAATCAACAAATGGAAGTGTTTGACGGATCTAGTTGGGTAATGCTGAATATGGATTATGCCAGCGTAGGACTTAACGGCGAAGCAGAATCTTTATTAGACTGGGCCCGTGAGAAACGCAACGAAGAATTGATGTGGAAGAGCTTGGCAAATGACAATAAGGCTGTTAAAATAGCATTAGACAATCTAGAACAGGCAAGAAAGCAGTTAGACATAACAGCAAAATTAGCGAGAGAATATGACACAACAAGTTAACTTAACACCATTACAAAAAGACTATGCGGTATACTTGCCGGCTATTAGTTCTTTTTATAGCACATATGTTGCTAAACAACGACTAGAAGAATTTGTACCAACCGATCGCATTCCTAAGGGTTTTGATCGTGGTATTGAAGGTATGAATTTTTTAAATCCCGAACAAGGATATTTTACATACAAATACGGTCTATACTCTGCAGGTCACGCACAGTTAGATCTTACAAAGAGTATAACGCAGGAGTCAATGATCCAACAACGTGATCGCGGGAATACAATGATTCTGGGAGACTCCGGCGGATACCAAATTGGTAAAGGTGTTCTTAAGTTTGATTGGTTAGACTTTGAAGGTCCTGCTGCTACTAAAACTCGTCAAAGTATTTTAGAGTGGTTAGAAGTAACTGCTGATTGGTCTATGATGTTAGACGTTCCTACGTGGGCTTGTGATCACATTCACAGTCCAAAGACTGGTTTAAAAACATTTGAAGACTGCTTAGAAAAAACACAATACAATAACAAGTACTTTCTAGATAATAGAATGGGTGCTACTAAATGGCTGAACGTACTGCAAGGCAGTGACTGGGATACTGCCGAAAAATGGTATAAAGGTGTTAAAGAATTTAGTGATCCGAAGAAAACCTGGGGACCGGAAGGAAAGAACAAGTCTGCAGAAGGTTGGGCAATGGGTGGTAAAAATATGTGCGATATGGAAATTGCACTGCGTAGAATTATTACCTTGCGTGACGACGGATTGTTACAAGATAAGGATTGGATGCACTTCTTGGGTACTGCACAGTTAGACTGGAGTTGTTACTTAACTTTAATTCAACGTCAAGTACGTAAACACATCAATCCTAATTTTACTATTAGCTTCGACTGTGCTAGCCCGTTCATTGCTACCGCTCACGGACTTGTTTACACAAACGCACAACATACTAACAAGCGTTGGTCAGTTATTATGGACAAGGCTCCTGATAACAAAGCACTATCAGGACGCAATGATATTCCGTTTCCGTTTGAATCAGCAGTTGGTCGTCGACTAACTATGGAAGATATTGCGTATTATAATTTAGGTGAACCTAAGTCAGATGCAGAACTAAATGGCGCTAAGTTTGATCACTTAAACCCAGAACATTATAATGTAGTACCTAGAATTAATAAACTAGGAAAAATTCCAAATAGAACAAGTTGGGATAGTTTTGCTTATGCGTTAATGATGAGTCATAACGTGGAATGTCACATTGTTGCTGTACAACGTGCTAATCATTTAATGGACATTGAAATTGCTCGTTATAAGCCAGATTGGAGACTGTGGAAGAAAGTTAAAGACAACGACAAGAGTGACGAATACAGCGATTGGGTTCCACGCAATATTCTTTATTTTGCTCGCTTTATTGAAGAGTTGTTTGAATCCGATAACCCTATGCAAATGATCGACGATGCAAAATCAATGCTTGCAGGTATGCGTGGTATGAGACAGCGTGGCGGAAACGCTAATAACTTGTTTACTACACACTTTGAAACTGAAGACATTGTAATGAACAAAGAAGTAGATGCTGCATTTGCAATGCCTGAATTAGATGAAGATAAGTTAGACGATCTAGAAATTGAGTTCCAGGAACAGGAGGCACATAATGTATGAAAATCGAATTAAACATTTGGAAGAAGCACACCGTGCATTGGATAAGCAAGTAGATACTTTGGAAAAGAATGGGTTGTTTGAAGACCTTCGATTGGAAGAATTGAAAAAAGAAAGGTTGCTTTTAAAGGATAAACTTGCTATACTAAAGCATAAACAAAAAGAGATCAACGGCTGATATGAAACAAGAACTAGATAAGTTATTGTGCGAGAAGTATCCAAAGATGATGGTCAACCGCAACAAGGGTATGCAAGAAACTTGTATGTGTTGGGGATTTGAATGCGGCGATGGCTGGTTTAATATCCTTGATCAACTTATGGGTAATATTCAACATCACATTGATTGGAAAGAGAAACAGCGTAAGTGGGCGTTGGATTACAATTATATGGCTGCACAGGCCAAGGCTGGTAACTTTGACTTGTTTGAAGAAACAATGAAAACTCTGACTAACGACGAGTACAAAGAAAAACGACTAGCGGAAATTATTGCCGGCGACTTTAGAGAAGTACCTGAATCTATTCCACAAGTAACATTGGACCAAGTTAAAGAAAAGTTTGGTACACTGCGTTTTTATTACAGTGGTGGAGACGATTATATTAGCGGTATGGTATCATTAGCAGAAAGCCTAACTGGTGTTACTTGCGAAAGCTGTGGCAATGTTGGTGAACGCCGCGGTGGCGGTTGGGTACATACATATTGCACACCTTGTGAAGAAGCACGTGAACTAGCACGTAAGCAAGCGGATGAAGAATGGGAAATGAAAAAATTACTTAAAGAAGGAAGCGAACAATGAAACAATCTTGTTCGATATGTCGAAAGCCCATATCCGATCAATGTACCTGGAATCAAGGACGTTGTCCTCACGCACCATCACTTGCTGAACAAATAATTAACGATCCTTACAAAGCAAGATTCTATAACCTTTTTAATTTATTCAAGAAAGATAAAAAATGAAGCGAAACTATAGTTCAGGAGTAACTGATTCTATTACCTTCTTTACAGGTGTAGAGATTGAAAAAACTCCTGCATTTGGAATGAAAACATTATTTGTTGTAGGCGTTCACGATCCGTACACAATCTTAGATATTGTTAAAGAGTCTAGATCATATACTGACAAGTCTAAACATATTACACACATTTACTTTGGTGCTAATCAAAGTTTTAAAACTAATGGTGCTAATGATATCGAAACTTGGCGTCCGTGGGAAAATATGATTTATGTTTGTTTAGACAGCGAATATGATCTTTGGTGTACTCTTGATTTTGATGTTACCGAAGTAGAAGGACTGCTAGAAAGCGGTCTTGTTGAGAAGCAGCAGTTTATTCCACAGATTTCGGTTAAACTGCCCTATTTACAACAGCTGGGGTACAATGCTACAATAAAGATAGACGATGTAGATTTTAAAGCAACAAATCCTGGAGTGTGGTGTCATAACCTCCACGACCTTCTTGGTAGAGATAAGTTTACCAGTTGGGATCAATATGGCAAAGATGAGATTATCAAATGAGCTCAAAAATTAAAGTTAAAAATCTAAAAGTTTCAGAAAAACTAATAGGCCAAGTACTACCAACTAACCAACACGGCCACGCTGGAAGAGCACTTGAAAAACTATTAGAAAGTAATAACATTCCCATCAATCGAGGTGCTGGTCCTGATATTCTAGCTTGGGGTCTAGAAGTTAAGACTCGTGAAATCAATGCTACCAGTGCTCAAACCATTACCGCAATGTACGCAGAAGACATTGTCAATACTCCTTATAAACTGTCACCAGTATATGCAAAGTTTCAACAACAATTTAGAGTCAAAACACTCGACGGAGTTATTGTTGAAGCAGATGTGTATGACTTTGACCAGCCACAGATTCAAGTATTAATTGAAGATGCATATGAACACGCTCGATCAATTATTGCCCAAAGACCAGATATCGGTTACACACCGTACGAAGGTTATTGGGGTTACTTTGAACAAACAAAAAAATCATCTTCCAAAGCCTACGATTTTAGATTAGCTAATAAACAAATGGACAAACTAGAAGCAATGGCAAAATCAACCTTTAAAAACATATTTGAATTTGTATGAGTAGTTACGGAGCAGTAGCAACAGCAAAAATTCCTAGAATTCGTGCTAGACCCAGAACTAACAACAGTATTAGGTCAAAACAATATATAGAAGAAAGATTAATGAAACTGACATTTAAGCAACGCATTAGAAACTGGCTAATGAATGATGATAGCGAAGAACATTATGGTCACGCTATTAGTATGGATGATTGCGAGCAAGACATTGACTTGCAATCAAATTCATTCCGTTTAAAAGTGTACAATGCTAGCGGTGGTACTATCATCGAGACTACAAAGTACGATCGTAAAAGCGATGAGAATCGTCATAGCCTACACGTTGTCACAGATGACAAAGATCTAGGTGAAGCAATCAGTAAAATTATTACAATGGAAACTTTGAGATCATAATATGCGCAAAATTAATTCGTCAGTAATTAGACAAGACGTAAGACCAAATAAAATGATTTGGGTCACATTCCAGAAAGAAGGTATTCATAAATATCCTGCGGCGCTGGAGGATCCAGCATTAGCTACAGGAGATGAATATGACGTATCTTTTTTGGGTTACCCTCATCGCCACATCTTTCATTTCAGGGTGTGGATCAGTGTGCAACATAACGACCGGGACATCGAGTTCATCCAGTTCAAACGCTGGCTCACTTCGTTGTATCAACCAAGTTCCGGTAGTGACGATAGTCAAGGTTCCGTTTTAAACCTTGACTACAAGAGTTGTGAAATGATGTCAGACGATTTGTATGACGTTGTTTCCAATAAGTATCCAGGTCGCGAGATCTGGATTGAGATCTCCGAAGACGGAGA